ACCAACGCGCCTACACTGCGTATAACGCCAGCCCGGCAATGATCGGAATCATCCGTATCTACGCCGAGTTCGCGCCGGAGATCCCGGAGTCCACTCGCCCCCACCCTCGGGAGCTGTTCAAAGTCATCGACTGCGAGCCCCACCTCGTCCCCGAGATCCGCCGCCGCCTGAAGCGCCAGGGCTACAACATCATCTGCGTGCCCCTCTGATGGCCCCCACCCTCGTCTCCACCCTCGGAAGCGCAACCGCCAACAGCTACCAGGCCGTCGCCGACGCCACGGCCTACTTCGACAACACGCTGTTCTCCACCGAGTGGGGCGCCCTCAACGCCGACACCAAAGCCCGCGCCCTGATCTCCGCCTGCGCCTGGCTCGAAACCCTCACCTACACCGGCACCCGCCTCTTCGACACCCAAGCCCTCCAGTGGCCCCGCGTCGCCACCAGCTCCCAGGGCGTCGAATCTGAAGGCGCCTCCATCCCCCGCGAAATCCTCGCCGCCCAGGCCGAGCTAGCCCTCGCCCTCGGCACCACCCCCACCGCCCTCACCGGCTCCGTCGGCTCGACCACAACCACCGGCACCACCAAGCGCGAAAAACTCGACGCCCTCGAGGTCGAATACTTCGCCCCCTGGGCCCCCGACACCGGCGCCCTCCTCCAAAAGTTCCGCTGGCTCCGCCCCATCCTCAGCACCTGGCTAGCCAACCCCGCGCCCCAACTCGCCTCGGTGGTGCGCTCATGAGCAAAGTCGACACCACCTTCGGCCCCCTCGCCACCCCCATCGTCAAAAAGTGGGGCCGCGCCGTCACGTTCCACAAAGCGGGCACCAACACCATCTACGACCCCACCACCGGCGGCGTTACCGCCACGACCACTGACTACAGCGCCCAAGCCGTCGTCACCCGCGTCACCACCGCCGAACTCACCGGCCTGCTCCAATCCACCGACTACAAAATCATCATCGACGCCGCCCAAATCAACGGCGGCTACATCACCCCTCGCGACTCCTTCAGCTTCACTCGTAACCGCCGCACCGTCCGCGCCCGCGTCATCGACGTCACCACCCTCGAGGGCGACTCCGCCATCCTCCACACCGTCTTCGTGAGGCCGGAATAGCCATGGCGAAGCCCTTCAGCAGCCTCATCAAGGATCTCCGTGCAGCTGCCGCCTTAGCTGCCGAGGAAACCGCTCGGGAAACGGTCTACGAGTTAAAACGCCGCGGTCCGTATTGGGACGGCTACTTCGAGATGGCTTGGGAAGTTCAACTCGGCGACGTCAACATCCCGGCTGACCAAAAAGGCGCCAAAGCTTCACCAAGGCCGCAAGCTCGGCAAATAACGCCCGTAGACATCCCCGCCGACCGCACAAACAGCCTGCGCGGCTACACCATCGGCAACCGCATGGAATACCGCCGCATTGCCATGGACCTCGAACCCGGCCGCATCAAAAACACCGAAGGCACAGCACCGGAGGGCTGGTACGAGACCTTCATCCAAGGCGGTGAGTTGCTGCGCGTCGTAGCCGACGGCGTCCGCGCCGGATTCGTCAAACGAGGCTTTGCCAAATGACCCTCCAAGCCATCCGCCGCTTCTACGAGGCCCCCCTCATCGCCGCCTACGGCGACCTCGTCCCTGCCGTGCCTGTCTACGTCGACAACCAGCCCCTCCCCGACACCACCGCCCTCACCGAGTACGTCCTCCTCCGCCTCTCCTTCGGCCTGACCACCGAGCCCACCATCGCCGGCAGCTACGACTGGCATCGCGGCTCCCTCGTCATTGAGGTCTACAGCGCCAAAGGCATCGGACCCGGCCGCGGCCAAACCCTGATTCAAACCGCCATCGACACTTTGACCGCCATGAACGCCGCCCAGGGCACCGCGGTCAACAGCGTCCGCGGCTCCATCGGCTCCATCGTCGGCCCCTCCTTCTTCGCCCTCGAAGGCACGCCCCACTACCTCACTCGCATGAGCACGGCCTTCCAGGCCCGCTACACCGCCTGACGGGCAAAACGCGCCGGTTTCGTTATACGCCACCGCTAACGTGTATGTGCCGGGCTGTGCCCGTCGTGCCCCCACACAGCGCCCCCACCAGCTGTTTTTAGGCACTAACCATGGCCGTAACTGTTTTGAGTGGCACCTCCGGGGCCCTCTACTACAAACCCGCCGGCACCACCGGCACGTTTGGCACTGCCGACGTGACGATCGCCACCGATACCATCACCGTCGAGACCTACCTGAACCTCAAAGCCGGTGATCCGGTGAAGTTCAGCGTGGTGAACTCGCAGACCGGCGCTGCCGGCACCGGCACCCTGCCCGCCCCGCTGTCCGCAGCGACCACCTACTACGTGCTCAGCTACACCGCCGCCACCGGCGCGCTGACCGTAGCCACCACCGCCGGCGGCACCATCCTCGACCTGACCAACACCGGCACCCTGGTCGCCCCCAACCGCTTCCAGGTCAACTACGCCGACTACGCCGTCGTGGGCCAAGTGCGCTCGTGGAGCTTCGAGATTTCTCGCAGCGAGATCGACGTCACCACCATCGGCCAGACCCCCGGTCAGTACGCACCCTTCAAGAACTACATCAGCGGTTTCGCTGACGGCAGCGGTTCCTGCGAGGTCTACCTGACCAACGAGGACGGCGCCCTCAGCAACCGCATGATCGAAGACGTCCTTCAGCGTCAACAAGTCGGTGCAGCCTTCAAGCTGTACACCGACCGCGTGATGTCTGGCGGCAGCGTCAGCGATTCCCTCAGCCGCTCCATCTCGATGGATGCCGTGCTGACCAGCGCCTCGCTGAGCCTGAACCCCGACGACGCCCAAAGCGTCGCCATCAACTTCCGCCCCGCCGGTTCCGTCAGCTTCGACTTCACCGAAGCCGCCTGACGCCCTGCGCCACGCACCCTCGCCCCCGCTTCGGCGGGGGCTTTTTACGTGCTCACGTACGACTACAATGCGTAAGTACGTGCCCGCGTAGCAATGCCGGTTCCGACCAACCGCGCCATCGACCGCCTCCTCAAAGCCGCCGACCGCCGCCTCCTCAAGAAAACGGTTCTCCTCGGCAACGGCGACGAGTTCACCTTCCACCACTACCGCCTCGTCATGGCGGAGCGTGAACGCGCCCAAAAAGAAGCCGGCAGCGACGACGCCGGCGCCTTTGCCCTCCAGCTCCTCGTCCTCAAAGCGCTCGACGAGAACGGCCAACGCCTCTTCTCCGCCGGTGACATCGCAGTTCTCAAAAACGAAGTGGACGACGGCGATCTCCAAAAGCTGATGCTCGCCTTGCTCCAGGACGGGGAGGACCCCCTCGATCCCAAAAGCCCTCAAGGCTGAGCTCGCCAAGGACAACTGGCTCCTGCTCCAGTTCGGCATCGCCAAGGAGCTCGGCATCACCCTTTCGACGCTTCGCGCCGAGATGACGCCGGAGGAGATCGTCGGGTGGTCGTGCTACTTCGGCTATCTCAACGACGAGCAGGAAGCGGCGATGGAGAAAGCCAAGCGCCACCGGTAAACGCAGCGGCGCTACCTAAGATGACCTTACGCAGTCAGGTGGCGCCCGGTGGCCGACTACAACGCCAACATACGGGTCAGCGCCGATACAAAACGGGCCGAAAGCCAACTCTCGAAATTAGAGAAAACACTCAATCAACTGAGTGATTTCACTCTCAAACTCAACTCTCGAAGTCTTCAAGCCGAAGCCAACAAGATTGGCCAGTCGCTGCGCGGGATTGGTGAACGCGGAGCCCTTGGCGCCCTAACGCTCGCAGCAGGCAAGGCCACCACAGCCGTAACCGGCCTCGGCGCCAAATTTGGTCTCCTTGGAGCCGCAGCCGCCTCTGCTGGCGCCACGATCAACGGCGCCCTCGGCGGCGTGCCCGCGGTCATTGGCGACATCCTCAACCAAGTCGGCAGCATCCCCAACGCCTTTGGCCTGGCAGCGGTCGCCGCCATGGCGTTTGCGCCGCAGCTCACCAAAGCCGCCGCCTCGGCAGTCGGCCTCGGCGCCGCTGTCGACAAAGCCGTCGGCGCTGGTGTCACCAGCAAAATCGCCGGCCTCACCGCCTCGGTCGGCCAGCTCAACCTCGAGCTCAACACCACCAAAACCTCCTTTGCCGACCTCCTCGGCGGCAGCTCCCTCAACAAGCTCGTCGCCCAGCTCAACGACGCCCAAAAACAGGTCGGCGAGTACGTCGCTTTCAGCGACGAATCCGTCACCGCCGTCCAGCAACTGCTCACCGTCGAGCGCCTCGTCACCCGCGAAAA